TTAGACAACATACTGCGGTTCTTTCTTCGTTTGTTGGTAAAGTAATTTCAGAACAAAGATTACTGTGATTCACATATAATCCTTTCTTTTGTTGAAATTCTGGTAAATCATTATTTACTGCATCTTCAAACATTATATATGGTTCTCCCGTTTCCATACGATTCTGTAGTATCTTTACCCAAAGTGCTCTCGCACTTACTACTTTCTTAACTTCTTTGGTATGAGGATCAACTAACTCCCACGAGTCGTCATATCCTTCTTCTTTTGTTGCTCTGTGGATTGTTTCCATAAACCTGTCTGAGACAACGATTCCATGATGAAGATTAAGAAAGCGACGGTTAGTATCCCCGCCAGTTGGTTTTCGTCCATCTAAAAACTCCTCTATTTCAGGGTGATTAACGTGTAAATAAGCGGCATAACTTCCTCGTCTTGTGACTCCCTGTGAGAAAGCTAGCATTTCACTATCTACTACTTTTACAAAAGGAACTACCCCTGTGCTTTCTGAACCCTTTGAAGTACGAGTTCCAGAAGAACGAACATCTGACCAGCTTCCACCTATACCACCACCAAATGATGATAAAAATGCGTTTTCTGTATAGTGTCCTGTTATTCCTTCTCTACTATCTTCTACGTAGTTCAGAAAACAACTAATAGGTAATCCTCTAGCTGTGCCACCGTTAGATAACACAGGTGTTGCAAACATAAACCAAAGGTTGCTTGCATATTCATATATTCTTTGAGCATGATCGTCATCATCGGCAAAAGCCTGAGCTGCACGAGCAAATGCTTCTTGTGGAGATTTTTCATCTCCTACTAAGTATCTATCTTGTAAAGTTTTTAAACTAAACTCGGTTAGTAACTTATCTTTACTATAATCTATCTTCACTGACATAATTTTCTACCTTTTCTATTATTTCTTGTGCATTATCTTGTCCGATATGTGCAACTGGGTCTAGTTTTAAATCCATAAGTTCCACATTTAATAATAACTGATCTTTACCAAACTGGTTCAAACTTTCGATATATTTATATCTACCGTGAACTGGTAATGATTCTGCTATGTCAAATATGTTGCCCATGCTTTCCATTAATGTGACTGCTCTTTTTGGTCCAACTCCTGTAACTCCTGGAACATTATCTCCTTTATCTCCTGTCAAACACTTAAAAGTTATGTATTCTTCAGGTTCAAAATCATAATGCTCGTCCCAGTTATCAAGGGTTGTTTCTTTCCTTGTTACTGTTGAGAATCGTGATATATTCTCGTCAATTAACAAATCCCAGTCTTTATCTGATGAAATTAACCAAATATCGTTTAATCCCAACTTCTCTCTATTTTGACAAATATAAGCAGCTATATCATCTGCCTCTACTCCTCTATACTTGAGAGTAAGTATATTTTCTTTTTCTCGTAAAGTTTTCATTGTATGTTCTAACTCTGTCATGAACTCAATAAATAGTTCTTCCTCTTCTTTAGTTTGCTCTGCAAATCTTTCTTTACGGTTTGCCTTATACTCTGGGTAAAGTTCTTTTCTATAATTACTTCCCCCATCACCTAAGACTATAATCTCACCGCAGTCATATGACTTTGCAAGTGATTTTATCGTTCGTATGTATTCTTCACAAAAAGCTAGATTACCTGCGTGTTTCCATCTAAAAGCGATGTTTAATCCATCAACTACTAGCAGATTCCCGTTCGGTATCGGCTTCCCATGGTCTGTAAATTGTATTGCCATTTGTAAATCCTATCTGTTCTTTTTCTAACCAATGATCGAGTAGTAATATGTATAGGTTTAGCCATGCTACATAAAAATACTGATCTGTATTTTGTGGTTTTCGTTCTGTGCCTACATACTGTTTTGAATGGTTCTCTTTAAATATTAAAAGAGGTTCTTGTTTCATATCACTAGCTTGTCTGCATAGTTTAGTCCACCATTGGACTATATTATTATTCTTTTGTGTAAACATTTTATGATTGAGTGCCATATCTTTGTAAAACTTCACTTCGATTGTAAATATGTTCTCTTGATCTAAGAGATATAAATCGCCTTTTATCTTGCCACTTCCGCTTCCAGGTGTCTGCACAAAATTCAGTCCTGAATAATCACTTAATATTTTTGCTACTTTTAGCTCGGCATATCTGCCTTTACTTCTTGAACTCATATACTTTTTCCGATTATCCAAAAGGCGAGTAACATAAGTGCCACACTAAGTATTTGTATAACTGACATTATTGCTATGAATGTCAACTGCTTCTCTCCTAATGGTAGTAGTTCTTTTTCTATCCATTCCGCTTGCTCCTCTGGAGTTGCGTCTTTGGTTTTGTTTAGTTGTAATTGTGTCTGTCTTTGATACTTCACAATTGAACTGTAAATTTACTAAGTAAATCTATTTCTTGGTCACTTAACTGACTTGCTTGTGACCACATAAGTGCTGACTGTGCACCTCTTGTTTCTCCTGCTCGATATGCTTTTAACATATCGTCAATCTCTCTACCTGCCAGAGCAGGGCCAATGCCACCACTCCCAGTCATTCCATGACAAGCTGCACAACCTGCCCATAATCCTCTTATTGAAGAAAACTCGTCTGCTTCTGCAGCAGCAACTTGTGCTTGTAATTGTTCTGTAAAACTTCCATGAACTTCTAAATATTTTTCATAGCACTCACCATAACAACCCTGTATTCTTGGTTGTTTTGGACTGTCAAGAGTTACATAATATATAGTTCCAACTATGCAACACATTCCTACTATAAAATTTATATTCATTATCCTAAATCAAAGTCTCCATTTCCCTTTCTTTTTCCAGGCGTGAGAAAATTCTCTCTTTCTTGTAAATATCTCCACCTGAGTAACCACTTTGCTCTGTCACGCTCTGCATCTAAAAAGATTGCATTTGTAACTGCAAGTGGAATAATAACTGCCATATGTAAAATAAAACTAAGCACTGAGTTATAGCCTCCAAACCAACCACCCCAGTAAGCTGCGATTAGTCCAAAGAAAAATGACCATACTGTAAACAATATTACCATAAAGTATGTTTGCAGTGATGGATCAGGTATGTACTTCAAAGGATTGTACTTAGCGTTCATAACTAAGTTCCAATTATCTACTATTCCTAAAATTATCTTTCTCATGATAAACTACTTATATTTTCCTCTTTTATTATTTCTATCTTGTCGAGTAATGGGTGTGTCCAACCGTGTGAAACAAGGTATGTATTAAGGTCATCTTCCTTTAGTAGAACTTCTACTACTTTCTCCTTTCCTTGTTCATCGAGCGCCTGGTTTACTTCGTCTAAAAACAATACATTGATTCTAGATGAAGAAATACTACTCATTAGTCGTCTAATTGCGACAAGAGTTGCAATGTTGACTCTTGCTAACTCTCCAGAGGAAAGTGCAGTAATATCTATAATGTTACCATTATCAGATACTTCAACATTCAACTTGTCGCTTTGTATGACGAAGTTCAGAGCAAATCGACCATCACTAAACTCTGCAAGATAGTGATTGGTCATATCTTCCAAATTCTTGACCATATTCTCAATCTTATAGGCAAGTAAACCATTAGTACTAAATGCCTTCTTGAGTAGTTCAAGTATCTGCAAGTTATCTTCTTTCTCAAAAAGTTGCCCTGAAACCTCTTCTAATTGTTTCTCAAACTCTTCAGTTTGCTCTTGTATAATACCTATTCGGGTATTGTGTCTTTCTCTACGATTATTCTCTTCGATTACTTCTTCCAACCTTGACCTTGACTCTCTGATTCTCTCCTTAAGGGTTGATATAGAGGATTCGAGGTCAGCTTCCGATAGTAAATCCGTTGGCAAGCTCGAATCAATACTTCTATATATTTCTTCAAACTGCCTTTGTTTCTCTTGCGCTGCGTATAGCTCTGAGTTTTTGCTTTTGATTTCTTCGATCTTTGAAAGAATCTCAGAAACTTTACTTCGTGCAGTTTCAACTTCACACTCCTGTTTTGCTTGTATTTCTTCTATAAGTTTCGTATCTACCTCTTGCAAACAAGTCGGACACACTTTCTCATGAGTTCCCGTAAATACTTGCTTATTTGCTTCAGCTCTCCACCGACCCAGCTGGGATTGGAGATCATCATAATCTTGGATTTCTCCTTCAATCTTTTTTACTTCTATAGTTTTTAACTGTTCTTTCCAATAATTATTTCTAGAAATATTTTTATTCTTTTCAGAGATATTTTCAAATTCTATTTGTAAAGAACGTAATTCTTTCTCATCACTTTCCGAGTGAAATGGTAAATCTAACTTTGATAGTAGAGATGTATCTTCCAATTTATTGTCATTTAACCATTTATCGATAGTATCAATTTTTGATTCTAGTCGTGAAACACTTAAAGAATCTTGTCTTACAGCTTCCTTAAATATGTCAAAATATTTTACATAATCATCTAGTTGCAATAAGTCAATTAAGAACTTCTTACGATTAGTGTCAGTTGCAGTTAAAAATTGTAAACTCGCATTTGTATTCTGATAAACTAGCTGTGTAAATGTTTTAAAGTCAATACCTAAAACTTCTCCCAATGTTTTATAAGTATTTGTCGCAGTGTGTGAAGATATATCTTCCCCATTCTTTGTTAACTTACATTTAAGGGCGGTCCTACGACTAACGTTAATAACATATACGTCACTATCCACAGAAAACTCAAGACTAATATCATAGCCTTTACCAACATACCTGTTAGCAATATCAGCTTTCTTAATATTTTTACTATTTTTATTGAATAATACTTCTTCCAATATAAGAGGGATAGAACTCTTCCCAACACCATTAGTTCCAACCAACTGTGTAAGGGTAGACTTTGATAAGTCCACTTTGTTTTTCTCTCCATATGAAAAGCAGTTACTCCATGCTAAAGTTTTTAGAATAATCATTGAACACTCTCACTATATCGTTTGTCTTTTCTATTTTTAGTATCTCAGTTAGATACTTTACTAATTCTTCTTCCATCGTTAGATTTTCAAGATCAAGTGTTGCTTCGGTCTCTCGTTTTACTACTTTCTTATCTAGTAAATCTGAGTTCTTTACTTTTGCTAAATCTTGAACATCTCCTTCTATTTCGTATATTGTATGATGCCATTCTGTTTGTACCATCTCGTCTACATTATCTACTGTCTTACGAATTAACTGTGGTAAGTTAAATTCATGCCACGTCCATTCCCAATTTACTTGGGGATTTATTAATAAGTAACCTGTTTTTACTACATTTCTATGAAAGGAAGTAGTCATTGGACTGCCTGGATATACAATGTTTCGTTGAGTATTCTCGTGAGCATGTAAATCTCCTGCAAAAACTTCTTTAAACTTATCAAATCTAGTTAAGTCTACTTCTGGTACTACATGAGGTGGTATCTCACCACGAACATGAGTAAATAGATAAGCTGCATCTATCATTTCTATACTATTCTTTTTATGCAAATCTGCATAGGGAAGAATCGCCCAGTCATCTTCGTAGTAAAGTTCTGTTATAACTTCTACTAGAGGATTTAATTCATTTGTTACTCGAATAAGATTATCAAAAAATGTTTTATTCTTTCGAGTAGCTTCATGATTTCCGTCAAATATAATCGTTCTTACTCCTACACTCTTTACAAAATCAAAGTATAGAGTAAGCTCGTCCATTGACGGCATGCGATCAAATAAATCTCCACCTATAATATGTAAATCTATTTGATCTTCTAGCTCTTTCAACTGCTCGAAAAAGAGTTCATACCTTGAGCAAGCCCAAGGCATTGGAACATTCTTTTGACCAAGTTTAATATGCCAGTCTGCCGTAAATAGTATCATTACTCAACATCAAACTCTGATGAAATACTTTCATCAACAGAACCGCCTTCTTCGGTAATTCTTTTTAGTAACTCTAGTTGCGCATCAGCTGTAGGTCTTGCAAGGACATCGTCCATTGACTTAAGATCAGCGACAAGAGCCTGTTCACTCTCGTTGAGCGCTCTTGGTTTACATTTTAATACTTGTAACTGATACTCTACATTAAAAACTTGAGGACCTGTTTTCAGTCTTTTGAAAATAACGTCCCAGCCTGTTTCAGGATCAGTTGGATCACCTAAATCTTCAGCGGCAGTCATGATTTGATCAAATAACTTTCTCTTTAGATTAAAGATTTTGATACTTGGCTCACCATCGCTGTAATCAATACATTGAATAGCGTAAGACCAAGAACATTTTTGATCTGGATAATAGCCAGGAACATGATCTTTTTCCTTGTTATTGAAAGTTTCAGTATTTCTATCAAAAGCTAAACACTCTATCGGATAGTTTTTCTGCTCTCCTCTTATCCAGTATAAATACCTAGGAAGTAAATCACCCACTAATCTTACGTGATGATTTTCTTTTCCTGTATATACATATGATTCTATTCTTTCTTTTTGAGCCGAACCTTTGCTCTGATTAAATTTTATTGCCATTATATTTCTCCTTGTGGCTTCTCGAACATGAAGTGAATACGATTCGCTCCAATGTCAAGTAGTCTATTATTATTAATTATATCTTGTGACACTTTACAATGTAACAAGTCTAGTGTGGTGTCTTTCGTTTCATTAAAATAGTGATAGGAGCGAAACGATGCGACACCTGCATACTCTACTACTTCTCTATCACTAAACTGTCTACCTGTTTCTAACAAGTCAATGGGATTTATAAGGAAACTACTACCCCCAAACTTATATCTCTGAAACTTAAATGTTGGATCGTAGTAATTAGTTGGTAACTTTTTATAAGTTATCATACGAAGAATCGCAATTATATTACTAATATTGCCATTGCTTACGGACATTACTTTATCCCAATTATATAGTAACATATATTATAACACTAAAATCAACTGTTGTCAAGAAATATTTTTCAGAGGTCATAGATGGTTTATTTCGTACCCCTGCTTCATATAATAACCCATACGAGCATGTGCTTGTCTAGCTGCTGTTTTACCTTTTAGGTGTATATCCACAACAATTGGTTGCATTTTTCCTTCTTCTTTCCTTAATATTCTTCCTATAAGCTGAGTAAGTAGAGGCTCATTGTTAATTGGTGTAGCCAGTACTAAACAGCTTAGTTCATTTATTGATATTCCTTCTGAGAATATCGATTGTGTTCCAAATAGAACATTTTTGTCTTTTTTTAATTGTTTGATTGTTTTGTCTCTCTCAGCATGATCCATGTCTCCTGTAACATGAACTGCATTTTTACCTACTAATTCGGCACAAACTTTTAGAAAGTATACTCGATTTGATACTACTAATACTTTGTGTCCCTGCGCTGCATAGGCTGCAGCAATCATACTCACACTTTGAACATAATCTCGATTATAACAAAGGTGATTTACTTTACTAGCCCACGGCATGGTTCTACCATCTAGAAATCTTACTTCAGATTTTACTA